TCAGTACAAACCCCATTCACAGCGGTAACCATGATTGGTGATGCGGAAATGAATGGTCTTGTTCAAGCGCAATCAGCTTCTGCTGGTGTAGATCAGATGATGGCCGAAGTATCAAGCAAAGCAAAATCAGTTGGTCGTTTGATTCAAACTGGTATGGCTTCAGGTACTGGTACCAATCCACAGATGCACTCATATTCTTCATTGTGTGACGCGTCACAATTTACAACTGCAAGTGCTGGACAGGCTTTGAGCTTTGAATTGTTAGACGAATTACTTGATCTAGTTAAAGCTAAGGATGGTGAGGTTGATTACCTAGTAGCTAACGGCAAGCAGCTTATTAAATATCGTACCTTGGTTCGTGCTTTAGGTGGTATCGCTGAGACTATGGTTTTCACAATGCCAAACGGTCGCACAAGAAATGTTGACGTTTATAACGGCATTCCAATCTTTCAAAACGATTACATTACTTCAGTTGAAACCGCAAATGGAGCAGCCATTTCCGGCGGAAATTTGACTTCAATTTACGCTGGTTGTTTTGATGATGGCACACAGAAGATCGGCCAATCGTTCATTCATCCTGCGGGCGTTCCTGCTGGTATTGCGATTGAGCAGGTTGGTGTTTCAGATACTAAAGATGAAACGATCACACGTGTCAAAGCTTATGCCAACTTTGTAAACTTTAACCGTCGCGGCTTAGCTCGTTTAACTTCTTTAAGCTAGAAAATAAATAAGCATTAAAAAAGCATTCTTATGAGTGCTTTTTATAATATTTATTTGAGGATCTAGCATGAAAGTATCATTACCAAATAGCCAAGCAAATTGCAGACTTTACGGCTTAGAATTCGACCTTGAGGGCGTGTCAGAATGCGATCAAGAAGTTGCTCAGTCACTTATTGACGCCGGCAAACTTATCGAAATAAAACCCGTCAAAAAGTCTAAAAAGTAAGGTCGCCTGATGGCTTTAATTATTGAAGATGGTTCGCAAGTCGCTAACGCCAATTCATACGTTACCGACGCAGAATACACAGCCTATGCCACTTTAAAAGGGTTGACTATTGGGGCGACTGCGGAAATACGCGAGCTTGAATTATTACGGGCTATGGATTACCTGCAAGGCTTTGAATCGTCAATGCAGGGGACGCGTGCCAGTTCAACACAGGGCGTTTCGTTTCCGCGTTATAATGTAGTTCTTTATAGTTATTTACTCGCGTCTGACTTCATCCCAAAAGAATTAAAAAACAGCCAATTCGAGGCGGCAGCTTATGCGCATACCGGCACGCTAACACCAAATGAATCAATAAAAAATGTTAGTAAAGAAAGGCTAGGAGATTTGGAGGTTAACTATTTTAAGGGCGGGCAATCTGAAAAGGTTATTGTTAAACGCGCCTTAGTCTATTTAGAGCCACTTTTAAAACCATTCGATAAACTGGTTAGAACATGAGCATAAAAAGCTTCAAAGCGCTAGCTAAAAGCTTTGTGGACAATACGTTTGCAGAGTATGCGCAAGCATATTCATTTGAAGCGATCACAAAAATACCTGATGGACAGGGCGGCTTTACAGTTACTTGGTCAACCTTTGCCAATGTTATCGGGTTTGTGAAAATAGACTCAGGCCGTGAGGGTGAACTTGACGATCATATAAAATCGCAATATTCAAGGAAGTTTAGTTTTGAATTTATAGCGGGCCTGACAAATGACATGCGGATTTTATATGACGGTGATTATTATAATGTTAGATCTATTAAATCAGCACAAGATTCGACAATTTGGATCGATGTTTTAGCTGATAAAGATCTTACATCATGAGTGTTTTAATTACAGGACAGGCCGATCTTGATATGGCTTTGAAAATGTTTTTAGTTAACACCGAAAAAGCTATTGATGACGCGGTTAGAATAACGGCCGTTAAGGTTCAAAAGTCTGCTATTAAATCAATACGCGAGCCGTCAATGGGTACTTATGTCACCCGTTATACTGCAAGCGGTAGACCTTATGATCATGTTGCAGCTAAAGAGGGTGAAACTCCAAACACTGACACAGGGCGTTTAATTGGCTCAATAGCTTTAGATCATCACAGGGGTAAGCAGATCGCTTTCGTTGGAACAAATGTTGACTATGGTTTTTTCCTTGAAACGGTTATGAATCGCCCATGGTTGCAACCAGCCAAAGATCGCGAAATTGTATTTTTTAAAGATAACGTTACTAAAGCGGTTCAAATGCAAATAAGAAAGGCGTAAATAATGAACGAATTATTCGCAGCGATTTACACAAGATTAAACGCACAATTGACGGTCAATGTATATGACCAAGTGCCGCAAGATTTATCAAGCGCAAATTATCCATTTGTTAGAATTGACGCGATACAAACAGCTAATAACGACACCGATTCAGAAAACGGTTTTTCTGCCACTATGCAGATCGTTGGGTTTAGTCAATATCGAGGCGCTAAAGAAATTAACACAATGGTGGATAGTGTCTATGACGCGCTTCAGCATTGGGCTTTTCCTGATACGGCCACTTATGGCATATCAGGGATACAAGAAACTTTTAAAACAATAGCGGTGCAGCCTGATGGGTTGACCCGTAACAGCGTACAACAGTACGAAATAATTTTTGAAAAACTGCCAATCTAGGCAAAAACAAAACCTTAAGGGGTAGTATATGAGTGTTGGTATTGGTATTCAAGGGCGTGACGTTACATTTACGCTAGGCGGATCGGCAGTGTTAGGTGTTAATTCAAAGGGCGTTTCTTTTAGTAATGAAATGTTAGATTCGACTGATGATAACTCAAGCGGTTGGACTGAATTTGTAGCGGTTGCGGGTTTAAAGTCAGCAGAGTTTTCAGTATCTGGTTTAGTTAAAAACTTGGAATTGATGAAAGCTTATTTCGGAGCAAGTCAAATTTTTACAGTTGCTAAAACTTATCCAGACGGTTCGACTTTAACATTTGACGCAGCTATGACAGGCGCGCCAAGTTTTTCAGGTGAATCAAACGCTATCATGTCATTTGAGGCAAGTTTTACGAGTTCAGGCCCAGTCGTATTTGTAGCAGGTACTTAATATATGGCATTGCGCAAAAAGCTAGAATTAAACTGGGAGGGCGTAGATCATGCCCTGCTAGTTACAATGGAAGTTGTGGATCGTGTTGATGAGCAAATCAGCATCGGTAAAACTTTATCGCGTCAACTAACGGGAGATATTAGATTCAGCCATGTTGCTAAATTCGTCTCTATTGTGTTAAACGAGGCGGGCGCTAGCACTACCCAAGAGGACGTTTACGAAAGTATGTTTTCAGATGGTAGCACTAGTATGGAAATGGTTCAGGGTTTGTTAACTTATATGTTATCAGCCTTTTTTCCAGAAGTGAAAAAAAAAGACACTCCAACGAAAGCGAAAACGCGCAAGAAAAAATAGCTGACTACCCATGGGACCAGCTATACCAGTTATTAGTCGGTGAATTTAATATTTCACCGTCTGATTATTGGCGTATGACACCCGCAGAAGTAAACGCGATCATTGATGCCAAACGTCCTAGAGTTATTGACGGTATTCATGAAGATGACTATGAATCGCTAATGCTGAGACGGCAGAAATTAATCGATGACGGGGTGGACGTTCTCTAATGGCAACAACAACTATCGGCGGTTTAACCGTCAAAATTACGGCAGATTCTAAGGGCGTTCAAGAGGGTATTGACGCGGCGGGGAGCTCTTTAAGATCTGGCGCTAAACAACTCAGAAAATCAGCTAACCAGTTTGGAAAATGGGGCGCTGCAGGTGTCTTGGCCGTGGGCGGTATTACTGCCGCTATGGTTAAGATGAACCTCACTTCAATAAAAGAATTAGGTAACAGCGCCAAAGCCGCAGACATGACAGTTGCGGCCTTTCAGCGTGGCTCATTTGCTGCCGAAAAATTCGGAATATCACAAGAGAAATACGGGGACATTTTAAAAGATGTAAACGACCGCGTGGGCGATTTTTTAATCTCAGGCGCGGGGCCAATGGTCGACTTCTTCGAGCAAATAGCGCCAAAGGTTGGCATTACTGCCGATGCATTTAAAGGGCTATCTGGTCAAGAGGGTATGGCCTTATATGTCAAATCTCTTGAGGATGCCAACGTATCACAACAAGAAATGACATTCTTTATGGAGGCTATGGCGAGCGATTCGACGCGCCTAGTTCCACTATTCAAAGACAACGCCAAAGCATTGAAAGAGATGGACGAACGCGCTAAAGAATTGGGTATCGGTTTGACTGATACTCAAGTTGCAATGGCGGGGCTTGCTTCAACAGAATTATCAGAAACAGGCGAACAGTTCAAGGCGTTAACTCAATTAATTACAATAGAATTATCACCAATTTTAATTGCAGTATCAAAACACTTTACAGACTTAGCAAACACCGGCGGAGGCGCTGCAAATTATATCGCTGATGCCATTGACGGCGTTGTGTCGGTTGTCGGGTTCTTTGCTGATAGTTTACATGGTTTAAAGCTTATTTTTACAGGTTTACGTACCTTAGGTCTAGGCACTTGGGCGGCTATTGGTTCAGGGCTAGAAGATTCTGCAAAAGCAATTGCAATCGCGATCGATGGTATTTTGGGCATGGCTAACATGGCCATTCAGCAGTTAAATAAAATCCCCGGAGTTGATATTGATTTATTAAACTCAGTTCAGGACAGCGATTTTATAAAAAATATAACGGCAGATTCGGAGTTTTTAAAAGGATTAGCGGAAGAGGCAAAACTTGATTTTGTAAAACTTGCGACCCAATCATTACCCAGCGATAAAATAAAACAATTTGTTGCCGAAGCGCGGGCAGAATTTGAGGGATTAGCGGCGGCAGTAGTTGAAAAAGAAAAAAAAGATAAAAGCGAGGGCGACGGCGCAGGAACAAAAACAACTTCTGAAACTCAAGCGTTTACAGACGAAACAGAGTCACTACTTGAATTAATGGGGTTGCGTTTTGAATCGGCTGAGTCTTTAAAGCTTGCAAGTTTAGAGCGCGAAAGGGCGATGACAAAACAGGCGTATGATAACGGCGAGATGACATTAGCAGAACATTCTAAAAAAATGGCAGCTATTAAGCAATCAGAAGAAGATACCAAACGGGCAATAGTTCAAAGCAGCTTATCTGGCGGTCTTGACTTCTTAGCCCGTAATAGCAAAAAAGCTCAAAAGATAGTGAAAGCGGTTGCAATAGTTAACGCGGTGATCGCAGGACAGGAAGCGGCGGTGCATTCGTATAATGCCGGCGCTAAAATTGGCGGGCCTTATGTGGGTGCAGCATTTGCGGCGTTGTCTATTGCAAACACTGCCGGGATGATAATGAAAATAAAATCAGGCGGCACAGCTACAAGTGGAAGCGGTAGCGGAGGTTCATCGGCAGATGTTGGCGGATCACAAGGCGCTAGCTCTCAACAGTCACCACCACCAACACCGCCGCAATTATCGCGTACAATAGATATTAATTTACCGTCAACAGGCTTACTATCAATTGACCAAGTGCGGGGATTAATGGAACAAATTAACGAGCAAGTCGGCGACGGCGTACAACTAAACACGGGGAACATTTAAAATGCCAATTACACCTATTACACCAACGGGGCCAAGCGCCCCGAACACGTTAACGCCAGACGCAGCCGGTACAATAGCCGCGCCTAACACTTTAACGCCAGATTCAGCGGGTACGGTTGCAGCGCCTAACACTTTAACGCCAGATTCAGCGGGTACGGTTGCCGTTCCTAATACCTTAACAGCCGCTGCAGCTGGTACAATTGCAGTGCCAGCAACGTTGGCAAGTGTTACGCCTGCCGCATTGCCTAGAACATTGACGCCGTTAGTTGATCTTAATTTTGCCGATGGTCTTTATAGCCAAAGCGGAACGCCTAAAAGCTTTGCTGATGTATTAACATTTACGCGTGCAAGTTCAGCGAGTTTTATTAACAGAGCTATAAAAGCTACTGGCGGTTATAATTATTTTGTTGATAATGCTTTAAGTAATGTTTTACGTGTTGAGTATGATTATCAAACAGGTGAGAATTTAGGCGCATTAATTGAGGGGCCGAGCACAAATTTAGCTTTATATTCAGAACAGCTTGATAACGCGGCATGGACAGCGCAAGACGGCGCAACAGTTACAGCTAATGTAATAGTATCACCAGATCTAACAACAACCGCCGATAAAATTGATTTTTCAACTAACATAGATGGAATAGTAGCGCAGAGTGTTGCGGCCACAGCGTCACCAACTGGGACGTTTACTTTTTCTGTCTGGTTAAAGGCGGACAGCCCGCAAGTTATTATTATCAGAATTGGTAATAATATTAACAGTCAATCAACAATAAATGTTACAACAGATTGGAAAAGATTTGAAGTTACCGGCACAGGTACAGGATCGCAATCGGTATCAAGTCCACAATTACGAAACTCTTCAGCAAGTGCAAAAACCGTTTATGCTTGGGGCGCACAATATGAAGAAACGCCTATCTCAACATCGTATATTAAAACAGAGAGCGCAGCGGTTTCGAGATCTAAAGATGATTTGC